AACGTAGGCTTGGAGATGGATGGGAACTTAACTTACAATCCAAGCACTGGTACAATAACTGCCACGATATTTAAAGGTAATATAGATGCAGTAGATGGTGACTTTGATGGCACTCTAGAGGCAGACGCTATAACACTAAATGGAACAGCAGTTACAACAACAGCAACTTTATCAACTGGTATATCTAATGGTAATGTATTAGTTGCGACAAGTGGCATAGCAGATAATGATTTTTTAAGAGTTGATGGTACAAGTATAGAGGGCAGAAGTGCTTCTGAAGTATTATCTGATATAGGTGCAACAACTGCTTCAGCAGCAGCAGATGAAGCTACAGCTTTAGCAATAGCGTTAGGATAATGACATGGCAAATACATTTAAAGTAATTACAAGAGATGTTGCTCCAGCCAGTGCTGGATCGCCAGAAACTCTTTATACAGTTCAAACTGGTAGCACGATAATTGTATTAGGATTAACACTGGCTAATGTGCATACAGCGCAAGTCACTGGTACAGTTCAACTTGTAAGCACAACAACACAAACATCTCAAACACAAAATACCACGGCTCACATTGTCAAGGACATACCAGTGCCAGTTGGATCATCTGTTGAGATCATGGCTGGAAACAAGATAGTTTTAAATGTAGGAGATATAGTGAAGATAGATTGTTCTGTCGCAGATAAGCTATCAGTGACTATGAGTTACATGGAGATCACATAATGCCCTATTTAGGTAACACAGCAAGTGATAGATTTGTAGCTAGTAAAGCAGCCACACAGTTTTCTGGTGATGGTTCTACAACTGCATTTACATTAGACCATGCAGTGGGATCTGATGAGGACATACTTGTATCTGTAGATGGTGTTATACAAGAGCCTTCTGTAGCATATGCAGTAAGCAATGGAACAACACTTACATTTACTGCTGCACCATCAAATAACTCAGGTAATAATATCTTTGTGTATTACTTGTTTAGAACAGTAGGTACAGTAACCCATCCAAGTAATAATGCGTTGAGTGCAACAACAGGCACATTTAGTGGTGCAATTACAAGTAGTAGCACAATCACTGGTGGTGGTTTATTAACCACAGGTGGTAATATAGTTATACCTGATGCAGGTAACATTGGTAGTGCAAGTGATACAGATGCAATATCTATAGCTAGTAATGGTGTCGTTACTTTTTCACAAACTCCAGTAGGTGCAGGTGGTAGCAATAGTCCATATTTTTATGGCAAAAAAGCTAGTAACCAAACCACAACTAGAAATACAACAACAAGAATAACTGGTTTTACAACTGATGAGTTAGATACTGACAGTGCTTTTGATGGCACAACCTTCACTGTGCCAAGTGGTGAGGCTGGTAGATATCATTTTGGTATGAACATAGTTGTTTATTTTGGTGGTGGAACTGGAAGTGACGGAGAAAGGTCATTAGTTTATTTATATAAAAATGGAGGTTCAATAGGATATAGTCAATACTATCTTGGTAGTAGTTATAATATAGATACTATAGTCAACCATTTTTCTGTGATTCTTGATTTAAATGCAAGTGATTACATAGAGGTATATGCTTATACTAGAGACGGAAATGCAGATGGTCATGCTTTAGTAACTAGTGATTCCAATTTTTACGGATATAAGTTAGCATAATGGCAGATTTAGTAACAAAAATAGAGCTTTACTGTAAAGCAAATAATAAAACAGCAGTCTTTGAAGAAAATGTTTTTTTGATAGATAATGGCGATGGTAAAGGTGCATTTATAAACAAATGGTCTGTAGATGGTCTTACTAAACCAACCGATGAGCAACTAGCATCATACGAAAAAGCAGGAAATACTGTAGAAGCAAACAATAAAGTTCGTATGGCTCGTAGGTTAGCTTATGGAGATATAGGTGAACAACTAGATGAAATATATAAAGATATAGATGCTTGGAAAGCTCGTATTAAGAAAATTAAAGATGATAATCCAAAGGAATAAAAAATGGCAAATCACGAAAAGAAAATAATATTAACAGATTTACAACAAAAGATTTTGTCTAATGATTTATACAATGACGTATCAGACAATGCAGGTATAGATGCTTGGTTAGATGGTGCAATAAATGGCAAGTTAAACAACTGTTGGAAAAGATTTCAAACAGAGTGGACTACAAAGTTAATGAACGATGAAAGTTTCACAGACCCTATACCAAGTAATCAAGCAGACTTTGTTGCACTTGTAACTGCAAGAAGTGACTATAAGACACGCAAACAAAGAGATGATGCTAACAAGATTGGCTAGGAGTAACGAATGGCATTAACAAAAGTACAAGGTGAAGGCATAAGTGGTCTAAGTATTTCTGCTAACAACGAAATAACTATGTCATCACAACCTGCTTTTCATGCGACAAAATCTGGTAATCAAAATAATGTTGCAAATGGAACAACAATAGCCTTTGATTCAGAAAGATTTGATAATAATCTAGATTTTGATGGAACATCTACTTTTACTGCACCAGTAACAGGAAGATATATGTTAGGTGTTGAGTTAAGGGTTGATGGTTTAGATAATGCACATAGTTTTTTTAGACCTTACATTATTACTTCAAATAAAACTTATTCAGGCTTTATAACTGCGGGAAATGCTTTAGCAAACGATGCAACCTATTATCATATTTCAGCATCAATTTTAGCAGACTTAGATGCTAGTGACACAGCTTACATCACTTGGAATTGGACAAATGGTTCTGCACAAGATGATATAAGTGCAGATTCAATTTTTTATGGTTACTTAGTATGTTAGGAGAAGATTTATGCCATACATAGGAGTCAGTCCAACAGGAGGCGTCAGAAAGGTGTTTAGTTACACTGCCACAGCAGGACAAACTAGCTTCAGTGGTAGCGATAATAATAGCCAAACACTTTCTTATTCAGACAGTAACTTTATAGACGTTTTCCAAAATGGTGTCTTGCTTTTGCCATCAGATTATACTGCTACTACAGGAACAAGTGTTGTGTTAGATACAGGTGCTACCGTAAGTGATTCAGTACAAATAACAGTTTTTGATGTCTTTAGTGTATCAGATACTGTAAGCAAAGCAGATGGTGGTACGTTTGATGGAAATGTTGCGACAGCAGGTACACTTGGGGTTACAGGTGCTACTACATTAACTGGTGCTTTGTCAGCTAAAGGTGGTGCAGTATTTAACGAAGATAGTGCAGACGTAGACTTTCGTGTTGAATCAAATGATTCAGCTAATATGTTAGTTGTAAATGCAGGAACAAATAGAATAGGAATTGGCACTGATTCACCATCACACCCTCTACACATTGAAACATCATCAGATGGCACTGGAGTTAGTGGTGCAGATTTATTTGCTGCATTTATAAAAAACCCTGAAAGTACAAGTGGTCAAAGCTATGGTCTTAAAATACAAGCAGCTTCTACAACCGACCAAATGTTAAATTTAACAACACTTGATGCTGCATATACTAGATTTTATGTTCAAGGTAATGGTTTTACAAGAATATCAGCAGATAATGCTTCTGGTTATGCGTTTAAAGTAGCACATGATGGTGATAATAGTAATAGATATGGTATTGCTATACAGACTGGTTCTGATGCAGGTTCAGGAACAAATTATCTGCTAGGTTTTCAAGATGGTGATGGTAACTCTGTAGGAAGTATTACATTTAGTGGTGGCACTGTTAGTTATAATCCTTTTACTGCTTCTCACCCTTGTATCGTTCCTAATTCAGATAATGATAAAAATAGCACAGCTAATGCTTATCCTTATGGAACTTTACTTGAGGTTATAAGTATATCTTATACACAAAAAGATGGCGCTGATAGTGAAAGAGGTATTTTGTATAATGTGCAAAAATCATCAAGTGCAAAATCAAAAGCTGTAATAGGTGCATACAGTAGCTCAATGAATGGCTCATCATTAGATGAAAATACAGTTGAAACTAATAAACATTTAGTACACGTTTTAGGTGATGGACACATACTTTGTAACAATGAAAATGGAAACATTGCAGTAGGTGATTATATTTGTACATCATCAACAAGTGGCGAGGGTATGAAAGCTACATCCATTTGTGCAACAATAGGTATAGCAAGAGAAGCTATAACATTTAAGAATAGTAAAGCAGTTTTAGTTGCAGTTGAATATGGGTATAGACAGTTTATACCTGAAGATATAGAAGCTAGAATTACAGCATTGGAGAGCAAATGAGCAAAGCAGCAGATTTAGCATTATTAGCAGGTGGAGCAGATACATCCACAGACACAAGCAACACGGGTAGTGTTACACTTGATTTTAGTCAGTTCCAAAACTTTATCTTGACATTCACAGGTAATGTAACATTTGCTAACCCAACAACAGAAGTGATAGGGCAATCAGGATTTATTATCTGTATACAAGATGGCACAGGCAGTAGAACATTATCATTAGGCACAGATTATGAAACAGCAGGCGGTGCAGGTATAACCCTTAGCACAGAGGCTAATGCAGTAGATATGATACCTTATGTGGTGCAATCAGCTAGTAACATATTATTAGGTAAGGTACAGAAAGCGTTTAGTTAATGGCACTTCTTGGTAATTTAAAAGGTTCAGCACAAGCATTTCAAGACACTGAACCTTTTTATAATGGGATTGTTACACAGTCATTGAGATTCCCTAATGATAACAGAACAATGACTAGAGCATATGGAACTGGTGCTACAAGTAATACTACAATGTCTTTTGGTGGTTGGTTAAAGCTATCAAGAGGAGCTTATGCTAGTACATTTTCTGCAACACTTGGTGGTTCTGGTGTACCTCAAGCATATTTTGCAATAGATACTGGTGAAAAATTATTATTAAGAAGTTATACTGGTTCAGCAGATGTTTTTAATTATGTAACAACTCAAGTATTTAGAGATCAGAGTGCTTGGTATCATTTTTGGTTTCAGATAGATACGACAGATAGTACTGCCTCAGACAGAGTTAAGATTTATGTAAATGGTGTTAGAGTAACTGACTTTAGCACAGAAACAAATCCATCATCAAGTGCAACAGTTATTGGTTTCAATCAAAATTATACTCATTATTTTGGACATTCAAACGGCACGTATGGAATACAAGGATATTTAGCTGATTGGTGGTTTTTAGATGGTCAAGATGTTTCGCCAGTTGATACAGTAGGAGAATTTAAAAATGGTATATTTATACCTAAAGAATATTCCTCACCTACATTTGGAAATAAAGGGTGGCATTTAGAATTTAAACAAACTGGCACTAGTGCTGATGCAAGTGGAATTGGTGCAGATACAAGTGGTAATAATAATCATTGGACAGTCAGTAGTGAGTTTGGTGCAGAAGATTCTGCCTTTGTAGATAGTCCTGAAAATAATTTTTCTACAATGAACAATTTAATTAATGGTTATGGGACAAATCTTACAATGACAGAGGGGTGTTTAAAAGCATCTTCTACAGATGGCGAGTACAACAATACTTTTGGTACTATACTGATGCAAAGTGGTAAATGGTATTGGGAGATTACCTCTGATAATTTTAATAATTATGCAATGTATGGTGTTGCAATAGAAAATGCAATTCAAACAGCAGACAGTACACCTTATGGACAGACTGGTGTTTATGCATATGCAACTCATGGGGAAGTTTATAATGAAACTGCTTCAAGTAGTGGTTCATATACATCTTTTCTAAACCAAGAAATAATAGGTATTGCAGTTGATTTAGATGCTAGTCCAAGAACATTTAAGTTTTATAATAATAATACTTTACAAGGAACAACAAATTTAAGCACTAATTTTAATGTTGATTTGCTTCCTATTTTTGTTCTTGGTGGGGCGCAAAATGTATTTGTTAACTTTGGTCAAGATTCTAGTTTTGCAGGACAAAAAACAGCACAAGGCAACACAGATGGGAATGGTATAGGTGACTTCTACTATGCACCACCATCTGGTCATTTAGCATTATGTTCAGCTAATCTACCTGAACCAAACATAGGTCCTCATTCTTCTACACAAGCAGATGACCACTTTAACACAGTTCTTTGGAGTGGTAATAGCTCAACACAAGCTATAACTGGATTAGGCTTTCAACCTGATTGGGTATGGGGTAAAACTAGAAGTGGTGCTTATGGTCATGGTCTGTACGATACATCAAGAGGAATAAGTAATGTTCTCTCTGCTGAAAGCTCTAATGCTGAATCTAGTTACGCTTCTTTTTCGTCATTTGATTCTGATGGATTTACACTTGGTGGTAATGCATTATTAAATGAATCAGGTAAAACTTATGTGGCTTGGAATTGGAAAGCAAATGGTGGCACAACCTCAAGCAATTCAGATGGTACTACAACAAGCACAGTACAAGCAAACACAACTGCAGGGTTTAGTATTATTACATATACAGGTAATGCAACAGCAGGTGCAACCATAGGACATGGTTTGGGTAAAGCACCAAAATGGGTAATTACCAAAGCAAGAAGTGGGTCGTACTCTTGGCTAGTTGGGCATGATGGACTTGCAAGTGATCCTTGGACAGATGCAGTTTTATTAGATACAACAGACGCTGTGTCTGACAGTAATTTATTTTGGAATGATACAGCACCTAATTCATCAGTAATTACATTAGGTGGAGCTTACAATCCAGTAAATGGTAATAATGTAACTTATGTAATGTATGCTTTTGCAGAGATAGAAGGCTACTCAAAGTTTGGCAGTTATACTGGAAATGGCAATGCAGATGGTACTTATGTATATACTGGATTTAGACCAGCTTGGATTATGTTTAAAAGAACAGATTCTACCAATCATTGGTTGATGTTAGATAACAAAAGAAATGTTAATAATCCAGTGCATAAATTTTTACTTGCTAATGCAACTGATGCTGAAGATACATCAAACGACCAAGATACTGATTTCACAAGCAATGGTTTTAAAGTAAGAAATTCTAATGCAAGAAATAATGCTTCTGGTGGCACATACATATACATGGCATTTGCCGAAGCACCTTTTAAATATGCACTTGCTAGGTGATTAATACATAGGAGAAAATAATGGTTTGGAAACACAATGGTGTTAACATAAAAGAAGGTAGAAGCTGGACAGACAAAAACGGTATAAAGCACCCCAGCAATTGGATGATATGGTCTGAAGAGGACAAAAAAGGCTTTGGTCTAACATGGGAAGATGATGTTGATACAAGGTTTGATAGCAGATTTTACTTTGCAAAAGGTATTGAAAAAAAACTAGAAGATACAAATGAAGTAGACAAAGATGGAAAAGCAGTTATAAATCCTGAGACAGGAAAACAACTAGTTACACTTGGGTTAAAGTCAAGTTGGATAAAAAAGACGAAAGAAACAGCTAATTATTTACTTGCTTTTTCTGATTGGTATGTGACCCGAAAATCGGAAACAGATACAGCTATTCCAAGTAATATTTCTAAGTATAGAGCAGATGTGAGAACTGCAACTGCAACTATAGAAACTAAAATAAATAACTGTACTAAGTTATCAGAGTTTATGAAACTGTTTGATGTGCCTGTAGATAGTGATAACATGCCAACAGGCAAAGCGCCCATTTATGATTTTCCTGATGAGGTGAAGTAATGCTTGGACATGCTGCCATTGCCGAAAGCGCTATTGCTGATGTAGGTGGTGTATTATTATTAGCAACAGCGGAGATGAACGCCCTTGCTTCAAGCTCTAGCATAGGATCTGGAACGCTTGTAGGTGCCTCATCTTTAAATGGTAATTTTACACAAACAACAGCAGGTATATTTATAACTGGTAGTGTAAACGCAGAGGTTAGTTCTAGTTTTACACAAACCACAGAAGATATTAAGATAGTTAACTTTACTGATATAACTATGAGTAGTGCTTTTACACAAACAGCAGATGGCATTGCTATACTTGCAGGCGTATCTTCACAAGATTTAAATTTTACAAAAACATCATCTGGAGATATACTGTATGTAGAGATTAATAGTGTTTCATTACCTGTGGGGAAAAGACCTGCAGGTGCGCCTACACCGGGTATTGGCTATACTGAGATAACACCTACTGGTGTTGAAACTTATACGGAGATAACGCCTAGCGGCACAGAAACATACACAGAAATAGTGAGGTAGTAATGGCAAGTACATATACATCTAATATAGGAGTTGAAAAAATAGGTGCTGGTGAGCAAGCTGGCGCTTGGGGTACAACAACTAATAATAACTTTGACATAATAGATAGAGCTATAAATGGGGTGTTGTCTGTGGCAGTAACAGGCACAACCACTACTATTACAACTTCTGATGGCACATTATCTCAAGGTGGACATAAAGTTTTATCTTTTACTGGTGCTTTAGGTGCGGATAATACTGTTACGATAGATCCTAACGATCAAGATAAAGTATATATTGTTCATAATGCCACAACAGACTCTGGCAGTAGTGGCCCTTATAATATTATAATTAGGCAACAAACAGCAGGATCTCCAGATACATCAAAAGATGTCACTGTGCCTAATGGATCTTTTAAAATAGTGCATTGCGATGGCGGTGGCACAAATGCAGTTGTTACTGACATTACAAGCACCCTAGACATAGCCTCTTTAAAATTAGGTGGCACTGCCATAACCTCAACTGGAGCAGAGTTAAATCTTATGGATGGTGGCACAACTGTTGGTACAGATGCAGTTGCAGATGATGATGGAATTGTCACAAATGATGGCGGCACTATGAAACAAACTAAAGTGCAAACATTTTCTACATATTTTAATCAAAATTTAGTAGAAGCAAAAAGCGCTTTGACTGTTTCTGGTACTGTAACCGTTACCCCTAGTGCAGCAACATCTGTTTATCAACCTTTAACAGTTTCAAGTGGAAGTCAGACAGTAAGGGTTGCTGTAACAAATCTAGTGGCTGGACAATATGTTGTTATTGATAAAACAACCACTGCTAATAGCATGACAATAGATTGGACAAATAATGGTGCTGTTACCTCATCAGGGATATCATTAGGCAGCAGCGCTGAATTAGGAATAGGAATATTCAATGGATCAGGTTTTTCATTTTCAGAAACTGTTAAATTTTAGGTGACATATGTCAGTACCATTAATATCAAGCGTGGCTTTTACAGAAGTAGATTCAGCAGGAACCTTAAACGAAAAAGCTGGAACTACAAAAAGTAAATTACCTGTACAGTTTTTTAGATTAACTAGCAACATAACTGGCAATCTAACTATGACAGATGACTCAGCGCATAAAAAAATTATATTAGACACAAATGGAAATAATATTATTAATTCTTCTGGATCTCCTATAACGAATAACTCAAGCACAACTATTAATCTAAAAGGAAATGGTGAAGTCAAATCTGAATTATTAACATTTACAAGCGAAGTTACAGATACAAGTAATACTGGCACAACAACTATAAGTGCAGCAGACAATTCTACTGTGGTTGTATCATCGGTCACTAGAGATGCTGATATTACATCAACAGGAGTAAGTTGCGCTCAGGGATTCAGAGGTTCTTTTTCTTCATCCACAACACATTATGTACCTAATTCAGAAATAATAACAGCACCAAGTAATCCCGGAAGTAATACTGGCTCTTTAAGTGGTGGAGCGTCTACAACCGCCTCACAATTTGCTACTATTTGTGGTACAAGTTTTGAGAATATAGATGCATCTGGATTTTCTATTACACTCAGTGGCTCTGGGCTTGGTCCCACAACATTTACATCTCCAACAAGCACAAGTTCTAATAGTAGAAATTTTGTTTTAGGAACAGTTTCTCAAGGATCTGAAACATTTACGATGGGTGTGCAAATCGTAAAACGAAGTAATACTGATATTAGAATTAATTCTTTAGTTGATCTAAACACATTGGGGGCTTCCACAAGTCTTGACCCAACTATTACTAATATAACAATACCAAACAATACAGTGGCAGGTGGTGGCAGAACAATAGCTTTTACAAACAATTTAGCCATATCATGTGTGTTATCTGGGGCAGATCCTTTTGATGGTGTAACGGTTGCGGCTGGTGCTACTAATACACAAACAAGATCTACGACTGATGGGTCTTTTAGCCTAACTGGCACTATATCAGGTAGCGATGGTAGTAGTAGACCTTTTGCCATGAAAGATATTAATGATGGAAGTGGCAGTCTTGATGAAACAGAATATACAGGAATTAAATCAGTGAGTGCGTTCTAATGCCATTTAATAAATTAACATTTCAATCAGGAATAATATCAGATATTACACCTTACAGTAATGAGGGTGGTTATGTTGATTGTGATAAAATAAGATTTAGATTAGGTTACCCAGAAAAAATAGGTGGTTGGGTTAAGCAAAGCAATAATACATTTCAGGGTAGTGCTAGAAGACTTTTTAATTGGGTTGCATTAGATGGATCTGACTTATTAGGTATAGGAACGCACTTAAAGTATTATATTGAAGAGGGCCAAACATTTAACGATATAACACCAATAAGATCTACAACTAGTGCTGGTGATGTTACTTTTTCTGCAACAAATGGGTCAGCAACTATAACTGTCACAGATCCTGCTCATGGCGCTAACGAAAATGATTTTGTAACATTTTCTGGTGCGTCTAGTTTGGGTGGATTGATAACTGATACAATATTAAATGCAGAATTTCAGATTACATCATTAATAAGTTCTAATTCTTATACAATAACATCAAGCGTGGCAGCTAACTCCTCTGATACGGGTAATGGTGGCGGTAGTGTTGTAGGTGCATATCAAATAAATACAGGGCTAGATGTAACAGTTGGTGGAACTGGTTGGGGTGCTGGACAATGGAGTGGTACAACATCTGGCGCTTTAGCGACACAACTTAATGAAGCATTAGATGCTAGTGAAACTGATGTTGATGTGGATGACGAAACTGGCATGAATACAGCAAACGATGTAATTCTAGTAGATAACGAACTTATGCTTGTGTCAGCAACATCTGATGATAATACGATGACTGTAACTCGTGGACATAGCGGCACAACCGCAGCAACACATGCAGATAATACGCTTGTAAGGTTGGCTGTAGGTAATGATGATCCTTCCAATGATTTTGTAGGCTGGGGTAATGCAGCATCTGTTACAGTTTCTGGTGCGCAGATAAGATTATGGTCACATGACAATTTTGGTGAGGATTTAATTATTAATGCAAGAGATGGCGGTGTATTTTATTGGGATAAAACTAATGGCTTTGGTAATCGTGCAGTGGAGCTGTCCACTAGAGCAGGGACAAAGACAAGCGTTCCTACAATAGCAAAACAAATATTAGTGTCAGATCAAGACAGACATCTTATAGCTTTTGGATGTGATGGTTTGGGTGCAAGTGCTACAGCAACACAAGGTGATGGTATACAAGATCCCTTGTTAATTAGATTTTCATCACAAGAAAATCCTATAGATTTTTTCCCAACAACAACTAATACAGCAGGAGATTTGAGGCTTGGTGGAGGGTCTGAGTTTGTGCAAGCCGTTGAAACAAAAGAGCAGATACTAGTTTACACAAATAAAACTTTACATTCTATGAGATTTATAGGACCGCCATTTACCTTTGGTATAAAAGAGTTATCAAAAAATATTACGATAATGAGTCCATATTCAGCTATAGCAATAGATGATAGCGTTTATTGGATGGGCGTTGACACATTTTATTTGTATGCCGGTCAAACGCAACAGTTACCTTGTAGTGTAAAAGATAAGGTATTTTTAGATTTAAATATTGAAGAAAGAGATAAGGTGCATGTAGGAGCTAACACAGAGTTTGGCGAAGTTATATGGTTTTATCCAAGCGCAAGCAGCACAGAAATAGATAAGTATGTAATATATAATTATATAGAAAATATATGGTACTTTGGCACACTTGCTAGACAAGCATGGTTAGATAGAGGTATTAGAGCTTTGCCTTTAGCAACTGGTGGGCAGTATTTGTTTAGCCATGAAACAGGGTTTGATGATGATGGATCGGCTATGACAGCTTTTGTCGAATCTGCACCTTTAGCTTTAAGTGGAGCAGATAGATTCAGCTTTATAAATTCTATAATTCCGGATGTAAATTTTAATGGCTCTACAGCAATCAATCCTAGTGTTGATTTTACTATAAAAGCAAGAACACATAGTGGATCTGGTTTTACCCAAACAGATGACAGTAATACGGCACAAAGATCTGCAACCACGCCAGTAGAGGCTTATACTAATAAGTTAGATGTTAGGGTTAGGGGTAGAACTTTTGCCGTGCGTGTTGAATCTACTAGTTTAGGTACAAAATTTAAATTAGGCTCACCTCAAGTAAATGTTGTGCAAGACGGAAGAAGATAATGTTAGTTACAAGTATACCACAATATGTACAAGGTTTAACAAATGCTAAGTTAGATTTAACTTCAACAAGTGCTACAACCTTATATACAGCACCAACTGTAGGAGATTTTAACGCATCTGTTGTAAATAGCATTATAGTATCAAATGACTCTGGTAGCTCAGATACAATAACATTAACAGTCACTAATGGCAGTGATGTGTTTAGTCTTTTTAACGTAAAGGCAGTTGCAGCAAATACATCCATAGAACTATTAACAAGAGATTTAATATTGCAAGAGGGCGAGATACTAAAGGCTACAGCAGCAACAGCAGATAGATTACATATTATTGCAAGCATACAAGAGTTTGCGATACACAGAACACCACAGGTAGATTTATAATGACAGCATTTATGTTAGCATGTTATCTTAATGGAATGGCTGATAGAGATGGTATTTATTTTAGAAGTGCGGCATCATGTATGGATTTTAGTCAAATGTTGAGTAATCAAACATATATGAAAGATAACGAGAAATACACTTATGAATGTATATGTAAATTAATACCATACGTTAATGAAAATAAAGTGAGGGTATATTAATGTTACAAGCTCTTATAGGACCAGTTACGGGATTACTAGACAAGTTTATACCTGATGCAGATCAAAAGGCTAAGTTGGCTCACGAGATAGCTACCATGTCTGAAAA